CTACATCTCACGCCCGTACCAGCGCACGCGCCCGATGATATTGACCTCATCAGAGGTGCAGTCGTAGGGCGCGTATTGTTGGTTGTCGGAAATAATGCGCACCCGCGGTGGCTCGCTCATGGGCACACGTTCCAGGCGCTTGGCCACCAGGCCCATACCGTCATGCAAAACGAAAACGCCGGGCGGCGTCGGGTTGCGTTGGTTGAGATCGACAAGAACGACGTCACCGTCGTTCAGGGTAGGGCACATGCTATCGCCTTGCACGGCCATAACTCTTAGCATTGATGGTGCTGCTTTGAGCCGGTCACGGATCCAGGCGCGACGAAAGTGGAAGTCACGGACTGATCTCTCTTCGTCCTCAACGATGGCACCGCCACCCATGGATGGCCGTGCGGCAGCGTATTGGATCGCCACAAATTCATTATTGTAGTCTTCCGTAATCGGATTGCCGCCGCTGACACGACCTTTGCCGGTTAACAGCCATTCCTGTTCGACTTTGACGGCAGAAGCCACACGCGACAATTTCTCAAGGTTGGGGGTTCGGGAGCGACCGCGCAGAATGTCATAGACAAATGTCCGGTTCACACCGGCTGCGCGAGCCACTTCTGCTACGGACATGCCAAGTTGGCTGATCCGTGCGCGTAAGCGCTCATTCATCAATACCGACATGTGCACTCTCCTGTTGATATAATTGTGGAAAAAATAGGATTGGCAGCCGATTGTCAATGCCGTAAACAAAAAGGGAACAAACGATAATGAGGATTCGGAATATGCGGCTGGAGCGAGATTCATTTGAGCTATCCGAACTCGCTCATAGATGGCGCCTTTCAGATGCGGAAATCCGCTATCTGGTTTCCAATGGAAAGCTGCAACTCAGTGTGCGCCTTATTGGTAAGGCGGCGACAGTCTTTGCGCTGGAGCATGAAGAAAATGGTGAGCCATTTCGGGTCCCGATAGAGGAGACGATGTTCACCGGGCTGGCCGATCTAGCGCTGCGCGATGCTTTCGGTCTTGTGCGGGAGGGTGAGGTTTCGGTCACTGATTTCTGGCTTCCGGATAACCGCAGGGTGACGCTGCATGACAATCATGGATTGCGCTTGGCATATGTAGACCTGCTGGTGCGGCGTGCGCATGCTGAAGCGCTCGATAGGGAACTGTTAGGCTTCGACGCAGGCACCTTTACTTCCTTTGATTTTCGTTTGTTTGTCTATGATGAAACAGAGTTTGCGTTTACCGCGCCGCAAGTTCACGCCTTGGAGTTCATGTTGGCGCAGACCCGTGATGGTGTGCCGGACCAACACTTCCTTGATATCATTGATGCTGTTGGAAGCGCATCACAGCGGTTGAGCAGCTTGTTTAGTCGAAAGCCGCTCTGGTCACGGCTTTTGAAAAAAACGGCCGGGCGGCGCGGGTGGTACCACCTGGACCCGGATTTTGTGATCTGGCTGATTACTAATAGCTGAGATGTTCCGCACCCGTTATCCCGCCCGCCGCTCTGGCGGGTTTTTTGATTCTAACGCGTCAGCATGATCCGGGTGGTCCCCATTGTCTGCACTTGTTCTGCAGTTGGTATGCATTTGGTATGCGCTTGTCTGCATGCCAGGACTGGCATCGGTTTTCACCTGTAAAAACAGGGGCGTCTAAAAAGTTATGATGCATCCCAGTTGTGGGACGTATGCATACAAAGAAACGGGCATCACTACTCCAGACACATTTAGACTGGAGAGATCAATGTCCGAGGTATTTCTAAATCAGGCCCGACTGTCGCAACGCTGGCAGGTGAGCCCACGCACACTTGAGCGTTGGCGCTGGCAGGGAGAGGGCCCGGCCTTTGTAAAAATTGGCGGCCGGGTGGTTTATCGCCTCGCGGACGTTGAAAGCTATGAAGCCGCCAGGAGATGCGAAAGTACGCTGCAAAGCACTGCACTGCGGGGCGTGCAATGACCATGGGGCGCTTCACCTATCACCCCCGCAATCCCCAGCCTGACATCTCCATATGCGAGATCAACTTTTGCGCTTGGGTGGCGCAGGCCGCTGCCAATGATGTGCTTGTCTATCATCGTGGCTTTCTCGCTGTCGATACGGACACTCCGCTCGCGGGTCACTCGCTGGAAGAGCAGCGGGAGCTGCGCCGTTTGGCTGATGCCGCTTTTCGTGCAGCCGAGCAGGGCCTCATCCATCTCGTCCAGCAGCGACTGGCGAGAGATCGCTTTGCTTACCTCGCTATCGCGCGGCCCAAGCCGCTATCCGGTCGGGCCGCAACCCATGTCCAGCTGCTGTCAGCGGCCTGATGCCATTCACCCCAAAAGGAGAAACTATGACTTATCCCGAAAACACCCCGAGCGTGGATGACATGCTCAATACGCCGACCGGCGAGTTGGCCCAGATGCCGGTGGAATTACTTGCCAGCCTGCAGGCCGAACTGGTCCATGCCGCCAAACAGCTGAAATCCGCTACCGCGCGGTTCAGCACTGCTCTCGAAGTTCGCTACGCCACCCGCGCCGCGGACGCCCGCCGGGCCTGCGGCAAGGACACCGGCACTGTGCGCCTCGCGGATGGAGATTACACCGTCGTGGCCGATTTGCCCAAGCGCATCGACTGGGACCATGAAAAACTGGCGCAGATTGTGGCCAACATTGCCGATAGTGGCGAAGACCCTGCCGAGTTTATCGACACCAAGCTGACAGTCTCGGAGCGCAAGTATGGCGCGCTGCCAGAGGCTTGGCGCAAAGGGTTCGAGCCCGCGCGTACTGTCAGGGTGGGCACGCTGAAGGTGACACTCGAGGTGGGAGATCGGGTATGACCGGCGCGCTCCCCATTATCACCGCCGACCAGCGCATGGCTGAGCCGCGCGGCATCAAAGGCGTGATCTTCGGGCCCTCGGGCATCGGCAAAACCAGTCTGCTTTGGACGCTGTTGAACTCGACTACGCTGTTTTTCGATCTCGAGGCTGGAGACCTTGCGATTGAGGGGCTGGCCATCGATGCAATCCGGCCGCGGACTTGGACGGAATGTCGAGATTTCGCGGTCTTCATCGGCGGTCCCAACCCGGCACTGCGCGCGGATCAACCCTACAGTCAGGCGCACTTTGACGCGGTCTGCGCTAAATATGGCGATCCGGCGATGATGGCTAAATATGAAACGGTGTTCATCGACTCCATCACCGTAGCAGGGCGGCTCTGCTTTGGCTGGTGCAAGGGTCAGCCCGAGGCGCTCTCCGAGAAGACCGGCAAGCCCGATGTGCGCGGTGCTTACGGATTGCACGGCCGCGAAATGATCGCGTGGCTGACGCATCTGCAGCACACACGCGGCAAGAATGTCTGGTTTGTCGGCATCCTCGATCAGAAGCTCGATGACTTCAATCGCAAGGTGTTCTCGCCGCAGATCGACGGCTCGAAGACCGGGCTCGAGCTGCCCGGGATCGTCGATCAGGTCATCACCATGACCGACATTGCTGGCGGGGACGGATCCCCTCAGCGCGGCTTCGTTTGTCACACGCTCAATCCCTGGGGCTTTCCCGCCAAGGATCGCTCCGGTCGCCTCGACATGGTCGAACCCCCGCATCTTGGACAGCTGATGGACAAGATACGAGGCCCGCTTGTCCCCGCAGACCGTCGCCTGACCTTTGAGGCCCCGCAGCTGCCGACACCGTCGGCGGTGCAGGCCACTTCCCCTTCCGACGATACCACCAACTGAAAGGACTTCACCCATGTCTCTCTGGAACGATTTCAACGACGCCCAATCAAATAGTAATGTCATCCCCAAAGGCACGCTGGCCAAGGTGCGCCTGACGCTGCGCCCTGGCGGGTTTGATGATCCCATGCAGGGCTGGACCGGCGGTTATGCCAAACGGGGCAATTCAGGATCCGTCTATCTTGATGCTGAATATACGGTTCTTGAAGGGCCCTATGCAAAGCGCAAGATCTGGTCGCTGATCGGGCTCTACAGCCCCAAAGGCCCCGATTGGGCCAATATGGGCCGCAGCCTTGTGCGGGGTATTCTCAACTCGTCGCGCGGTATTTCGGACAAAGACAACTCTCCCGAAGCCCAGGCTCGGCGCAGGATCAACGGGTTTGCTGATCTTGATGGTCTGGAGTTCGTCGCGCGGATCGACATTGGTCAGGATACCAACGGTGAGGACAAGAACGAGATCAAGAGCGCTGTCATGCCTGATCATCGTGATTATGCTCAAGTGATGGGTCTTGGTGCGCCTGGTATGCCGGGTGGCTCGCCTGCCCCAGACTATGCCTCGCAGGGCAGTCCGTCGCAGTCCGCACTGATAGGGCAGGGGTATGCCGTTGCCGCCCCGCAAGCGTCACAGCAGCCTGCCCAGCCATCAGCCGCACCTGCGTCCGGTTTTGCCGGCCGCCCCAGTTGGGCTGAGTGAGGGCCAGAGCCATGCGATTGCGTCCTCGCCAGAAACTCTTTGTTGCGCGCAGCCTGTCTGCGCTCGACACCCGCAACAACACGCTCGGTATCGCGCCGACCGGAGCAGGTAAGACGATCATGCTGTCGGCGGTCGCCGGCGAGCGCATCGGCGATAGCGCAGCCAAGGCCTGCGTGCTGGCCCACCGCGACGAACTGACGGTCCAAAACCGGGAAAAGTTCGGCCGGGTCAATCCCGCCATCACCACCTCGGTGGTGGATGCCACCAGCAAATCCTGGGGCGGCCAGGTGACGTTCGCCATGGTGCCGACGCTGGCCCGGATTGGCAATCTTGCGGCCATGCCGCAGCTTGATCTACTGGTAATCGACGAGGCACATCATGCCGTGGCCGACAGCTATCGCCGTATCATCGACCGGGTGCGCGACGCCAACCCCGACGCCCGGATCTTCGGCGTTACCGCCACACCAAACCGCGGTGACAAAAAGGGGCTGCGCGCGGTCTTTGACAATGTCGCTGATCAGGTCCGTCTGGGCGAGTTGATCGCATCGGGTCACCTTGTACCGCCGCGCACCTTTGTCATCGATGTGGGTGTGCAGGACAAACTCAAGGCGGTGCGCAAGACCGTGTCGGACTTTGACATGTCTGAGGTGGCCGAAATCATGGACCATGCGCCGATCACCGAGGAGGTGATCCGCCATTGGCAGGAAAAGGCCGCTGATCGGCCCACGGTGGTGTTCTGCTCGACCGTGGCCCATGCCGCCCATGTCGCCGAGGCCTTCAATGCCGCGGGAATTCCGACCGGTCTGATCCATGGCAATCTGCCCGGCGAGGAACGCCGCAACATCCTGGCTGCCTTCGCCAAGGGCGAAATCCGCGTCATCACCAACGTGGCCGTACTCACTGAGGGTTTTGATTACCCGCCCATCTCCTGCGTCGTGCTGCTGCGGCCCAGTTCTTACAAGTCCACGATGATCCAGATGGTGGGGCGCGGCCTGCGCACCGTGGATCCCGCCGAGCACCCGGGCGTGGTCAAGACCGACTGCGTGGTGCTGGATTTTGGTACCTCGAGCCTGACCCACGGCACGCTGGAGCAGGACGTCGATCTGGAGGGCAAGACTACCAGCGGCGAGGCCCCCTCGAAAATCTGCCCGTCCTGCAAAGCCGATATTCCGCTGGCATCGCGCGAATGCCCGATCTGCGGCGAGGTCTTGGTCGAGGATGAGGGCGAAACCCTTGAGGGAGCCCTCGGCGGGGCGTTTTCCGGCTTCCTGATGACCGAGATTGATCTGCTCAAGCGCTCCAGTTTCGAATGGGTCGATATCTTCGGCACCGAGGATGCGCTTCTGGCGACGGGCTTTTCGGCCTGGGGCGGCGTCTTCTGGCTCGATGGCCTCTGGTACGGTGTTGGTGGCGCGCGCGGGGTGCAGCCGCAGCTTCTGGGGATCGGTGAACGCAGCGTCTGTCTCGCGCAGGCTGATGATTGGTTGAACGACCACGAGACTGACGAAAGCGCCTTCAAGACGCGCGCCTGGCTGAACCAGCCCGCCACGGAAAAGCAGCTGCAATATCTGACGCCTGCAGCGCGCAGCGATTATGGTCTGACCCGCTACAAGGCCTCGGCGCTGATGACCTTCGGGTTCAACAAGCGCGCCATTCGCGGGTTGATCACCAGCGCGGCCCCAACTGCGCGGGAGGCCGCATGA